TATCGCTCGACCGCTACGGGCGCTTAATAAAGTGGGGGGCTTCGGCTCCCCTCTTTTCAAAGGGATTCATTGAGTCTCTTTGAAAGGGATTTCGGGCGCACTTTGCAAAGGACTACGCCAATGGACAAGCAACAAAGCACGGTAACTGAACTGCTGTTGAACGGCATCAAGTCTGCCATCCAAGAAAACCGCCAAGTCAAGGTGGACATCTCTGAAGCCTCGGCGCTTACAGGCTCCGGCTCAGGCATTGGCGGTCGCGTCATCTTTGACGACGCCTTCGCTGCCCTGCGCTACGCAAACCCCTTCCGACAAGGCGCACGCATTCGGGACTGCGAAGGTTCCGATATGCAGTTCGTTGCTAAGACGGGTAACGCCACCAACCAAGCGGGCAACCCTTGGGGCTATGCGGTGCAGAACAACCTTGGTTCTCCCGACACGAATACGACCATTTGGCAGCTTCCTGTGCGCGTCGTTGCCGCACGCTTGCCGATTCGCTCGGCTGTCCTGTCCGATGTCAACAACCTCGATGCCACGCTTGTCGAAGACCTGATGCTTGAATTCGCGCAGCTTGAGGGCGCGTCGATGGCGATCAACTCCGACCAGGCCGGTTCGACCACCACCACCACGGGCGCAACCGATGGTCTGCGTGGGTTGGATATGTACCTCGACGGTGCGGCTTCTGCCTACGGCACCTCGGGCACGGCGATCACCAACGGCATCCACACGATTGCCACGCAAACCGCCACGACCGCGATTGCCTACAACGACCTGACCGCTGCGGCCTCCAAGCTGCCCGGTCAATACTGGTCGCTCCCCGGCACGGCATGGCACATCGCTCCCGCGACCATCGAACTGCTGCGCGAACTCAAGGACACCAACAACCTTCCTATCTTCCTCGAAACGGGTGACGATGACGGCGGTGCGGTGGCGCACATCTTCGGTTGGCCGGTGATTCCGAATCCTTACCTGTCGGCAACGTACCCGATCTACCTTGCCAATTGGCCGCGCTTCCTGACGATCTGCGACCACACCGAATTCAGCATTCAGATGATGGAACAGACGCTGCCCGGTTTCGCGACCATGTATGCAGAAAAGCGCGTGGTTAGCTCCGTGCGCGACCCGTTCGCAGGGGTGCGGGTCAAGCTCTAAGGGGTTGTCATGTCAGTCAACAATTACCTGACGTATGGGGGACCGGCGCTTGCGCCGACCCGCAACCCTTTCAATTACGCGAAGTTTGAGCAGATCAACCGCGACAACGTGACGCCTTGGCTCACGCTCGAGGAAATCACTCAACAGCTAAACCTGTTCAACGACGAGTCTCAAGACACCTACCTGTCGATGCTTGAGGTTGCGACCCGTCAGGCTATTGAGGACTTGATCGGTCTGCCGATCATGCCGATCAGCTATCGGGTGTACTACAACGCGAGCAGTCTGTACGGCGTGCCTCTGTCGCTTGACTTGCCTGAAGTCAGCCCCGGCAGCACCAATGGTTGCTACAACGGCAACAACGGCGTGGTGATTGATCGGGTTGGGTATTGGAACGACGACACGCCTTCGGTCTTTACTGCGCTTACGAGCAGTCAGTATATGTACGACAACTCGGGCAACAAGGTGATCTTGTCTGACCTCCCGAGCGACCTCAACGTGTTTATGACCTCTCCGGTGGTCTGCGAATACACGGTGCAGCCTAGCCCCTTGGCGGCGTATCCCGTGATCAAGCAGGCCGGTCTGCTGCTCTTGACTCACCTCTACAACAACCGCAGCAACAGCACCGAGGGAATGCTTCGCGACATCCCCTTCGGCGTGACTGCTCTCTTGCGGCCTTACAAACCGTTGGTGATGTAAATGGCAATCGCACGGTTTGAGAACATCGCGGTAAACAATCTGACTTTCGGCAAGTCGGATTTCGGCGAGCAATCGACCACTCAAACCAAGTGGTTCGATACCCGTGCGCGTGTCTCAGACGTGTCCAACAGCCTTCGCATCTCAGAAAAGTATCGCTTGTACCAGGACATCGTGCAGTTGACGCTGAACTACACGCCAAACACTAAGGCAATGGTGGATCGGCAAGACCTGTATTCGATCACTTGGCGCGGGCACGAGTGGCGCATCAGCGACTGCCGAGAGGCTAACGACCGCATGAGCATCACCTTCATGTGCTATCGCAACGATCCTGTGGCGGCGGTCTGATATGGCACAGAGCAATCCCGTCGTCTACGGCAAGGCAATCCAAGCGGCGCTGCAAGCTGTCGTCACGCCTGTCCCCGTCTATGCGGCGTTCAACCGGAACTTTGCGACTCAACCCAAGTTTGTGACTTGGTTCCTGCGAAACATCCACCAGGACGTTTACACGGGTCAGAACCAAAACAACAAGGGCATTGATCGGCCTGTTTTCCAAGTCAGCATCTTCACGCAGCAGATAGAAGACGGTTTCACAATTTCCAATCAAATCCTACAATCCTTGCACGGGTACAGCGGTTTGTTTGGGGGTTCACCAAACGGCATCTATGTGTCCAAGGTTGATGTGATGTGGCTCTACAACTCGTATGACAACGAAGAAAAACTCGCGCAGATTTTTCTAGATTGTCAGCTTGACATTCCAACATAAGACAATCGCATAACCCTGATTTCTTGGAAAGGAAAGAAAAATGGCTCTCCCGAATAAAGTGTTGCCGGGTTTTAGTGCTGCTCTGTGGGCACAAACTGGCGCAACTCCTACCCCGTTCTCGAATACAAATCTCTCGACTTGGACTGCCCAAGTGCAAGATATTGTCGGCACCACTGCCGGTGGTCTTGGCACCGAGGGTCTGCAACTGAACGTTGAGGCTGTCCCGGCCTTCGGTCAGGATGACGCAATGGCCAACTTCTCGGTTGCCGGTTCGCGTCAGTCTGACAAGATTCCGACCCAATCTGCCCCGACCTCCCTGACGGTCACCGCAGCTTGGAACCCCTCGGATGCCGGTCTGCTGCTGATGCGTGCTGATGCTGCTAACGGCACGATTGACCGCACCTTCGTGGTGTCGGCCTATGACGGCACGAACGTGGTTGCCTATGCTTTCAACGGTCGCGTGAGTCAGTTCCAAATTGACTCACAACCCGGCGCGGAAGCTAAGTGCATCTTCACGATTCACCCCCGTGGTAATCAGTACGGTTGGTCAAACAACACCTAAGACATGACCACGACAATACAAAACACGAATGACCTTCTTTCCTTTCTTGTGACCCAAGCCGAGTCCCGCAAGGACTGGTTTGGGTTCACACAACAAAGGATGACGGCGATTTCGTTGGCGCACGAGATTGCTGCGCGTCATGCCAACACGATGACCCCCGAGGAGGTTGTCGAGTACGCTATCGCAATCAATACGCAAATCTTCCACAAGATCATCAAGCCGCAGTAGGTCATCATGGCAGGCTTCACATTCAAAGTTGAAGGTCTGTCTAATGTGATCGGCGCTTTCAATGAGCTTGCCGAAGAGATTGGCGACAAGAAAGCACGAAGCCGGGTGCTGATCCCGGCCATGCGTAAAGCGATGCAGCCGGTCTTGGCAGACGCCAAAGCTACGGCTCCGGTCGATACGGGTGCGCTTGCCAAGCATCTTCAGGTTGAAGCGCGTAGGCCAAACCGCAGGGATCAACGCTCAAAGTACGTCGATCCTAACGATGCGGTAATTGCGGCGGTCACGACCAAGGCATTCCCAAAGAAGCTGCGGGCGCAGTTCAGGGAGCAAAACAAATCGCTTTTGGAAAGCAACCCATCGGCTTACCAAAAGAAGTTTAAGAAGTTCGCCATCTCTCAGGGTTTCCCCTACGACGCTCGGGCGGTGGCGCAAGAATTTGGATCGGCTAGGAACCCGGCTCACCCGTTCCTACGACCTGCGTTGGAAAATAACGCAAACCAAGTGGCAAACAACTTGGGCAAGACATTGGGTGAGCAAATCACAAGATACCGCACGAGGACGAAAAGATGAGCAAGATTGCAGCCGCGCTTGGTGAGTCATACCAGGCCAAGCGGGAAGAACTCCGCATTCGCAAGTTTGAACTTGGAGGTCACACCTTCAAGGTCAGGGTTCCGGTCGTCGCTGAGACTGATGCCATCTTCAAGCGCATCAATGAACCCGACGAAGCCAAGATTCAAGAACTGTTCGACAAGCTGTCAAAGCCACTTCTTGAATTCAAGGACGACGCCGAAAAGACCGGTTTCGAATTCACCGAGGACGACATTCTGATTGAGGGCAAATCGACCCGGCAGACTGTCCGAACTCAGGTAATGACGCAAACGCGCATCACAGAATTCATCAAGCTGCTCGTCCCTGTAGAGGGCACGATGGCAGACATCACCTATGAGGACATCGAAGCGGAATTCCCGATGTCCACGCAGCTTGCCCTGGTTGAGAAGATTGCCGAAGTCATCTCCCCGACCTATCGGGAATCGCGGGGAAACTGACACGCTCGTTGAAGAAGCAGGTAGAGGCAGCAATGATCTTCAACGGGCACACACAAGACTCAATTGCTGCCATCGACCACGATGTGATGGGCGATATACAAACCATGTATTCCGACGGGATGCTTGGCAATCACAACGTCATCTACCTGTTGGGGTCGCTTGTCTCGGGCGTCTTCAACTACATGAGATCATCCAATGCGCCGCCGTTCTCGCTTGAGAAAGTTCTCGGTCCCGCATACGATTACATCTATCCCCCGCTAACCGAGGAACAGAAGAAGGCTCAGGCCAACGAGCAGCTTCTGACCTTTATGACGATGGCACCGGGCTTCAATAAAGAAAGGTTCAAACGTGGCTAACATGATTGCACGCTTGGGCGTACTGCTCGGGCTGAACACCGCCGAATTCAATCAGGGTCTTGCTCAATCGGGCAAGAAGATGGAAGAGTTTGTCGGCAAGGCAAAAGGCATGGCAACAGTGGCAGCAGGCGCATTCGCGGCCATGACTGTCAAAGCAACCATGTTCGCTGATGAAGTTGCCGATATTGCGGCGGCAAATGATGTAGCGATTGATACTGTCGTCAAGCTACAAAACTCGCTTGAGAGGGCGGGGGGCGAATTCAATAATGCGGGCAAGATGTTTGCCTCGTTCAATAACTATGTGGACAAGGCCGCAGAGGGATCGTTTGAGGCGCAACGCAACTTTGCCAAGATGGGCATTTCCCTCAAAGACCTAGAGAGTCTGACGGGTGAGCAGCTTTTCTTACAAACCATTCAAGGCATCGCCAACATTGAAGACCCGTTGACGCGCTCCGCGAAAGCGATGGAAATGTTAGGCAAGGCGGCCAAAGGGGTCGATCTTGCAACGATGGCCAAAGAGATGCAAAGCATGGAGTCGGTCACGGATCGACAGGCCAATGCCATCAAACTGCTTGCTGACTTTTATGGCAGTTTGGAAAAGGCAAGTCGCAATTTAACCTTGAGCTTCATCGACTTTTTGGAGCCTGCGCTTCGCAAGATCAATGCGGCATTGGACAAGATGAGCGAACACGCCAAGTCGGGCACGCTCGTCCAAGGCTTTTTCTCGACTCTTGCCGACGACTTCAAGACCGCGCGTATTCAAGCAACGCTTGAGGAAATTGAAAGATTGAACGCCAAGATTGCCGACCCAAATGTCGGAAAGTTTTGGAAGTCGGGATACAGGAAAGAATTAGCAGATGCCATCAAGCTGCTAGACGAACTTCGCGGTCCGCAAAAGCAAGCAACGCAGGCCGATGTGAGAAGGGCTGAACCCGTTGAACCGGCAATGACCGCTGACGGCAAGAAGGGCGGCAAGCTCAGAGATGTAAAAGAAGGTGTTAACCCCGAAGAAGAAAAGCGCAAGCGCGAGGAAGAAGCAGAGATTAAACGACGCGGCGATATGGCGGCTAAGGCGCATCGCGCTCGGATGGAAGAACAGAAAGACATAGACGATGCGACTGTCGCATACATAAATTATGTGCAGGCAATCAAGGAGTACGACGAGGCTCAGAGTCGCGCACTGACTACCGAGGAAAGATTGGCTGACCTTGAGTTGCAGCGCAGCGAGATGCGGGACTACAACTACGAATTCTTGCGCTCAAGAATCAAGTTGGCCGCTGAACTTGCAGAAGAACAAAGAAAACTGAACGAAGCCTCTCTTGCTCCCAAGGATCGTGAAGATGCTGAAAAGCGGCTGAATGATCTCTATGAGCGACGCTACAAATTGCTTGTCATCATCCGAGAGGAAGCTGAGAGGGCAGACAAGGACTTGGGCGTGTTTGA